TTGGATGCGCTGATTCAGGCAACCATATCGGACATGCAGAAAGCAGAGGCAGCAGTTTTACGCATGGCAAATGATCAGTACCGAAAGATCATATATAACGCGCAGGTATACGCTAATACCGGAGCTGGCACATATGAGAAAGCGGTAGACATGGCAACAAAGGATTTTCTTTCAGCGGGACTGAATTGTGTTGAATACGCTAACGGAGCGCGACACACGCTTTCTGATTATGCAGACATGGCAATTCGGACCGCAAGTAAAAGAGCTTACCTGCAAGGAGAAGGCGAAATGCGGAAACAGTGGGGGTTACATCTTGTAATTATGAACAAACGAGGATCCCCGTGCCCGAAGTGTCT